TAGATTCTTTTCTGATTCGGCCATGTCCTGCCAATCTTTTACATCGTTATGTAATGGTACATCTTCAGGCAACCATATCATTTGATTCTGTTGCACATAATAATCAAACATCCACGGATGATCAAACGGCTTATAATAATCTCGCGTTGATAATAAACTCATTACTTCTCCTTGTTTTCTTTAATATAATCTTTCATAAGATTGGTTATTGAATCAAACTCGTTTGCTATTCCATGTACTCTGTTATGTAAATACATAGCTGACCAACAACCAAACACAGCCCCTATTGCTAACTTCCAAACTACATCAAGACTGGCCCCCATCTGAACTATGTTAATTATAATATAGACTTCGGTAAAGGCCATAGCCAAACTAAAGACAGGAACGTATAGATAATTATTAAAGGCCACGTTCCTTTGTTGGAAAGCTTTAACAAATACAGATATATAACTAGCTATTATTAGGTTCAAACTCTGCTCCCATTTGCGGTATAATTTCCCAGTATCTTGTGACCATTCCTTTTGGTATTACCATCACAGCATTAACATATTCTTTTTCCTTTTTACTATGATAGCGGTCAGTAGATAATATAATTTCATTGTCATTATCAGCTACTAAATAACCCACACTTGATCTTAGTATGGGTTTTAATTTCTTAGCTTCATCTATGAGGTGATCTTCAGTATCTATCCAAGCATCTTCCCATTCAACTTGCATAATACAGCCTATTAGTGCATCATAATGTTTGTTGTTTGGTTTATCCTTCACAGCTTAAACACCCCTCTTCATCTAATTTTATTCTAGGAATTTTTATGTTTACATTTTCTGTGGCTCTGGCAGAATCAGACCGTAAATAATAAAGTGATTTTAGTTTTATGGCTCCCGCCCAGTGTACATCATTTACATACTGTAGGAAATCATCGTGAACTTCTTGTGATGAGTTATGGTGAGGCGGTTTAAAAAATAAGTTTACACTCTGGCTTTGACAAACATATTGCTGCCTCATGGCAGCGTGTTCTACTATCCAGATTTGATTTATCTCTGGTGCAGTTTTAAATACTTCCTTAATATCATCAGATAATATATCTAAATGTTGTACTGAACCTTCATGTGCTACAATATCTTTCCAGATATTTTCTCTCTTCTTATCATTAGGTGCAATCTCAAAAAGTATATCATCTAGGTATTTATTCTTAACTTTAAAACTTCCTGTCAGGGTTTTATGTGTGTATACGTTAGCCCTGTTAGGTTCTATCGATGGACTAGTGCCTCCACAAATGATTGAGCTAGAAGCATTAGGAGCTATAGCAAGCAGGTGTGCGTTCCGTTTACCGCTTCCTTTCATATCAGGAGCCTCTCCCCTTTCTTCTGAAAGACTCCGTGTGGTAGCAACTGCCCTGTCTTTTATAAATGAAAACGCTTTGTTATTAAAACTAGAAGCGTACATACTTTCAAAAGGTATATGGTTCTTTTGTAAATAACTATGGAACCCCATAGCTCCTAGACCTATAGACCTCTCTCGCATAGCAGAGAATGCTGCTTTAGAATACCCTGCTAGTTCCTTTACATCATCAATAAAATGTTGGAGTACATTATCTAGCATGGTAACTAAATCAGATATAAAGTTATCTGTCTTAGACCACTCATCAAAGTATTCTAGGTTGACACTAGACAGGCAACAAACTGCTGTTCTATCTTCATCAGTTGGTAAAGTTATTTCAGAACACAAATTACTTTGTTGTATTTTTAATCCTAGTTTCTTTTGTTCTTCTGGTAAAGCATCATTGCAAGTATCTAGATTAACAATATATGGTTCTCCTGTTTCCATTCTTGTTTGTAATAGTTGGAACCACAGATCACGGGCCGATACTGTTTTAACTGCTGTGTTAGTTTTGGGGTCTACTAATCTCCAGTCCTTATCATTTTTTACACAGTCTAAGAACTCGTTGTTTATACTAACAGCATTATGAAGGTTAAGACATTTTCTGTTTAAATCCCCACCAGTAGTCTTACGCATATTTATAAACTCTTCAATCTCTGGATGCGCTATATCCATGTATGCTGCATAGCTACCCCTTCTTGTAACGCCTTGATTAAAGGCCAACATCTGAGAGTCTACAACGTGCATGAAGGGGATAGAACCAGTAGACTTAGAACCGTTAGCTGTATCCACACCATTACTCCGAACACTACTCCAACATCCACCGATGCCTCCACCTCCACTAGCAAGCCATATGTTTTCATCATAATGAGCAGATAGACCGTTGCGGGAATCAGGAACAAAATTAAGAAAGCAACTGATAGGTAGGCCACGGCTAGTTCCCCCGTTGCTAAGGATAGGAGTGCTAAACATGAACCAGTTATTACTAGCATAGTAGTAAAGTCTCTGTGCAAGATCATAATCAGTATGTCCCTGATAAGTAGCACCAAATATACTGGCGCGAGCAAAAGCTTCTTGAGCATGAGTTTCATTCTCCCAAAGGTATCTATCTTTTATTGTTGTTAGGGCAAAAGAATCTAGGCGTTCATCTAGATCGTAATTTATTTTAATCCCTAAGTAATCCTGTTCGCCTATTTTGTTTTGATAAATCACGATTTTTTTCTTTACTCCCTGTGTTTGAAAATTTATTTTTTCTTTGATCTAAGCGTTGTTTCTTTTTGTTGTACTTAGCTATCCTCTCAGCTTTACGATCCCACATTGTTCTCACTCTTCTCTATGTCTTTAATAATTTCGTACTTTAATCTCTTACGAACTTCAGGTTCGCATTTAGTTACAATCTTTATATCTTTTAATCTTAGTTTGTAACTGGATTGTTTCCAATAGATCGCTTCGGGTGGATCAGTATTCAGTTCGTATTGCCATTTGCCCTCGTCTATATCTATGTAAAACATTTCGCCTATCATTAGTGTGCCTCCTCCACTTTCTGACATTTAGCAGTTATTTTATTTGATAAACTTTCTGATAATATTCTTTGTTCAAACATAAAACAATCCTCGTACTTTTCAAAGCAAAGGGATTGTTCGCAGGTTGCGGGAACCTCTTGTCCATCAATGATTATAATTAGTAACCACTTAATCATCGCACAGTTTTCCCACGCTCCCTATTAGTTTATCCAAGTACCACCTAGCTTTACGCAAATCTTTTATGTTGTCTTTATATCTAAACCGCCATACATATTTCAGCACATTATTACGCAAGTATCCTTCATACTCTTCTTTAGTAGAGGACGCTTCGATAGCTTCAATACATTCTATACTGCCCTTATTATAGTGAACCGGAGAAGAGACATCATCCCTACCCCGTTTAAGTGTTTGGTGTACTCTGTTCCACTCCTCTGGAGTTGCGTCATCTATACTCATAGTACCTCATCCTCTGTCCAATCTTTAGGTAATGTTTCTTCACTATACCAAGTGAACCCATTAGTTTCTGCCCATTCAGCATGACTACGTTTGGTTCCGTCCTTGCGCTTCTTTGCTTGTGGCATTGCAGCATAAGGATCAGAAAATAAAAACACAAGTTCAGTGTTAGCAGGTAATGCTTTCCGTACCCATGTGTATTTATTGTACTCTTGATAATCCCAAAATCTTCCTTTAGCTTCTAGTAAAATTGTTTTCTTTCCAATTACTTTTACAAAGTCTGGGTGATACTTATGTTCAACAATATAATCAACAGTATCACTATGGTGTTTCCACCCCTTTAATACACCCTGATGAAGCGAATGCTCCCACTTAGAATCATAAGTTGCGGGAACATCTTTTTCTTTTGGGCGTATTACTCTCTGCCTTCTGTATCCTTTTCTTATTTTCAATTAGCTGCTTCCTTACAGTCTTCAATAGTAATAGAAGATAGTTCCTTAGTTCTATGTAACTTTTTAATTTGTTTTGTAAACCATTTAAAAGTGTAAGCACTAAGATGAAAGCTACCATCATTATAATATAAGTGGGTTTGTTTAGGTGTATAATTTAAAACATTATCTATAGTATACATCTTAGCTGATTCTTTGTCAACTAAAGATTGCATCCACTCCAACAAAAGTTCTTTCGCCCTTCGCCTTATCTTCTTCATTGTCTTAGGGTTCATAGTATCTCTTCAACTCTAGGTGTTGATGCTACTTTGGTTAGATACATATAGCCTCTGTTGTACTTAAAAGTTCTAAGCCCTTCCCCATCGTTAGAATCTTTAAAGCATTCAAACTTGTGAGGACAGAACGTGCAGTTCTTATGTAATTTCTTATTGCCTTTCTTGCCTTCATCTACAGGCTCATAGCACAGATCAGAAGGAGGTTTCTTCTTGTCTAGTGCCTTAGTTATTTTTGATATACGATCTCTGACAATAGGCTTATCCAAATCGTCTGGTGCAAAGAAGCACAGCTCTCCGCTTTCTTTATTGATAACCAGAAAGCCTCCCTTTTCTGTACCTTCTGCCTCTTCGTACCCTGCTAGTTGTGGTATGTAACCAAACGGATCGTCTTCTCTTAGTGAGCCATCTTTAAATTTTCTAAAGGCGTAGCCTGATGCTGTTTTAACATCGACAACTTCCCCATTAATCTTGCAGTCCATGTGGCCTGACACGCTATCGACTACAACCTCTTTTTGCTCAGAGCTTACATCGTTATCTGTAAGTCTAGCAAGCATAAGCACCACCTCTTCAAGTAGATGCCCATAAAGAAACTTAATAAATGTTTGAGGGGAGTGGCCTTCTTGTGTTACATCCCCATGCTTATCAAACCAAAGTCTTCTAATAGGTTTGCCTATGTTAGACATCCTTAGAGAAAAAGAAGAATCTCTTTTAGGTGGTCTAGCCCAAGACGTTAGCGCAGCCTTCATGCTTTCCCCAAAGTTTTCTATATCTTCATCTGATATATCTAGGTGTTTACCCTTAGTAAGCGGGGTTAATGCCGCATAAAT